CCCGTAGACCCGGCTGGGAGGCTCCAGGAGGCCGTTGCGGCGGCAAGGCGGACGGTGTGCTGGGTACGCTCACAAAAGCCCCCAGCCTCGAAGACCTGCGTCATCGCCGGGTCGGAGAGCATACAGACGAACGTGATGGCCCCGTTGTTGCACGAGCCCGCCACCCCTAGGTCGGCGAGGATCTCCTTGGCGTCGGGCAGGAACTCAGAGTAGAGGCTCACATCCTTGCGAGCCTTGGCAAAGGGGCACAAAAAAGGGGCCCCCGTAGGGGCCCCAATTGGAGCGGCTTAAGCCGCAATCATCAGGCGGTCTTCAGGCGCACCAAGCTCGTCGAGCGTCCGACGGCCGCGCCCGCGAGGAGCGTGCACGTGACATTCATGAAGCCGGACTGCTCCTGGCCCATGATGACCTGGACGCCGAGGCCGGTGTCGGCGTCGACGGCGTTGGCAACTTCCCAGCCCGGGATGTCGGTCTCGGGGAGGGCGGTCGCGAACGCGATGGCGTCCGGGCCAGCGACCCAGCCAGCGAGGTTTTCGCTGTTGGCGGCGAGGTTCGCGAACTGGTAGATGCGGGCACCGGCGATGGTACCGAGGTCGCCGTCGCGGATGATGGAGGCGCCGAGGACGTTGTTGCCGACGATCGTGGTGTCGGCGCGGAGGTCAGCGACGTACTTGCTGTTCAGCACGGCGTAGCGCGGGGACGGGGCCTTGGCGTCGTCGAGGGTCTTCTGGACGGCGATGAGCTCAGCGTAGGACAGGTCAGCGCCAGGGGTGGCGTTGGCGGAGTAGTTCGCGTTCGTGACCTGGGCGTTGATGACGTCCATGACCTTCTGGGCGAGGGCGATGGAAGCGGTCTGCACGAAGTTGTTCACGAAGAACTGGGAGCCGTACTCCTTGAGGTTCGACGGGGTGAAGCGGCTGGACACCTTGTAGTGAACGAGGGTGACGGTCGAGGAGGTGACCGTGGCGTCGTCCTGGGTGAGGTAGCCGCCGGAGCCGAAGGTGGTCGCGGTGGAGGTGCCGATCAGGGGCACCTGGATGGACAGGCCGCCGACGCCCGGGCGGGCGGAGAAGACGGTCGAGATGCCCGAGAGGACGGGCAGCTTGTTCTTGAGGGAGCCGAGCACGCCTTCGGCGAGGACGGCGGGAGCAGCAACGATGGAGTTAGCCATGATTAGGAATGATTAGGGATTAGGGTGAAATTAGAAGATGCCGCGGACGATGGCGGTCTGGTGAGCCTTGAAGTACTCGGTGCGCTCCTTGGAGCCGACCGGCAGGGCTAGGAAGGCGGCGACATGGTCGACGGCCTCGGGCTCGGCCTTGGCGTTGTCAGCGGGGGAAATCTGCACCGGGGCGACGCCGACGCTCGCGGCGATCTTGGCGGCCTCCTTGGAGGCGGTGACCTTCTCGGACTCGAAGGCGGCGAGGGCGGCCTTCAGGGCGACGACCTCGGCGGAGAGACCATCGACCGCAACGGTCAGTTCGCCCAGGCGGGCGTCCTTCGCGGCGATGTCAGCCTTGGCGGCGGTGAGCTCATCGGCGGCGCCGACGGTCAACTTCTCGACGGTGGCGCGGAGGTCATCACGCTCGACGGCGAGGGCGATGCTGGCAGCCAGGGCTTCGTTCAGCTGTTCTTCGATGGTCATTTGGATTTGCGGAAGGTGGCAACCTAGAAGGTCGCCAACGCGGCGTTGAAGGAGTCAGCCAGCCCGGTCACGAGACCAGCCTGGGCGGCTTGCTTCCCGTTAAAGGTCTGGCCTTCCATCGTCTCGGCCTTGACCATCTTGCGCTTCATCTGCACCGCGGCCTTGAAATCGGCGTGGATGCCGTCGACCGAGGCCTGAAGGTTCTCGACCTGATCGGCGGAGAGGGACGTGCCCTCGATGCCAGCGCCCTTGAACTTGCCGGACTTGATGACGACCATGTTAATACCCTGCATCTCGGCGGCCTTGGAGAAGTCAGGGATTGCCATGTAGACGCCAATCGAGCCGAAGGTGGCGGACGGAGCCGCGAGGACGCGGTCGGCAGCCGAACCAATCCAGTAGGCGGCGGAGGCCATCTCGCTGTCGGAGTAGGCCATCGTCGGAACCTTCAGGCCGCGAATCTTGTTGGCGAGTTCCTCGACGCCCGTGACCGTGCCGCCCGGGCTGGAGATGTGGAAGGCGATGCGCTGGACGCCTGGGTTCGCCACCATCTTGTCGATGGCCTCGGAGACCGCGTCGACGTCCGAGGAGCCCATCATCTTTTCCAGAGGAGAGAGACCTTTGCCGATCACTCCGACGACGGGGATGACGCCCGTCCCGTTCTCCAGGACATAGGGCTCGGGGGCGGCGCCGAACAACTGCGCCAGCATATCGGTGAAGCCGAACTTCTCAGCCAGGGCAGCGTGGTCGCTGGCCTTGGAGGGGTCGATGAGCAGGGGCTCGCGGCCCTTGAGTCCGTTGATGAGGAAGCGCATGGTTTAGGAATTGGTTTCGTCTTCGTCCTCGGGCTCCTCCTCGGAGGCCGGTTCGTCCTCCATCTCGGGGCCCTCGTCGTCCTCCTCCTTCTCGACGTTGTAGACGGTGCCGAGCGGGGTGTTGGTTGGACGGAATAGAAGCTCGAAGGGAATGCCGTACTCGGCGGCGAGGTTCTGGATGTGAACCATGTCGGCGGCCCGCTTCTTCATCTCGGTGCGGAAGTCGAGGCCGCGCTGGGCGTAGAGTTCCGACATGGAGAGAAGACCCATCTCGACGTCGGCCCGGTCGTTCGTGGCGTCACGACCACCGTCGACCGTCACGCTCTTCGGGGTCGTCCAGGACACGGTCGCCCAAGTCGGGTCGTCGGGGAGGTCGCCGTTGGCGATGCCCTGCCCGATGATGTAGCCCCAAGTCGGCTGGCAAAGTTGCTCAATGAGGATTTGCTGGTACTTGCCGAACACTCGCCCAGCCTTCGCCGTGATCAGGCGGACGGACGCCCCGCCAATCTTGGACGGGTCGTTGACGAACTCGTAAGGCAGGACGCCCTGGCTGATATCCCGCTCCAGCGCCGCGAGGAAGCCGGTGAAGGTCGGGCTCGGGCGGGTTGAGGTATGCGACGAATAATCCTCATTTGACTCTAAAATAAGCAACTTGCCACCCATGCGGGCGGCGATGTGCTCGTAAGACGCACCGGCCCCGAGCTCGGAGGCCATGTCGCCGTCGATGAATCCGCCCGTCTTCTTGATGACGCGGGTCACGTCGGCGTTGTCCTTGACCGCCAACTTCTCGAGTTCGAGGATGTCCATCTCGTCCTGGATGGAGTTGATGGAATGCTGGAGCAGCGGGATGCCACGGGCGCCGGAGGCGTACTCGTGGTCAACGATGTGCATCATGGACTGCGCCAGGATCTGGCGGTTCGAGCCGTCCGAGCGGTAGACGTTAAACGCGATCAGTTCGCCGTACTCGCCGAAAATGCACCCGTCGTGCATACCCTCGGGCGGGGGAACGTCCATCGGGTCGCCCACGCGGTGGGCTTCGATGAGCTGGAGTTTCGGGTCGCCGAGACCGTTGCGCACCTTGGCGGCGAACGAGTCGCCGTCCCGGGCCATCGCCCGCATCAGGATTTGCTGAACCTGGGCGAAGGAGAAGCGGTTCGTGATATCGATACGCTTGGACTTCTCCGCGAAGTACTCCTCGTAGCGGTCAGCCAGCGCCGGGTCGGTCGCATGGGACTGGGGCTTGATGCCGTCGCCCACGGTGTAAAGGACGAGGTCGTTCAGGATCTGCTTGAACAGGCCGCTGTTGCGCTCGGCCCAGCGGCAGCGCTTGACCATCGTCAGACGGTCGCTCGGCTTCATGTCCCGGCGCAAGTCCTGGGCGGGGCCGTTGTAGATGCCGCGTCGGAGGCGGGTCTGCCCGACGCTCTGCCAGCCACCGAAGGAGGCCTGAGGCGCAGGAGCGTTCGCCGGCTGGGCGGCGGTCACGTCCTTCTTTTTGCGGGGGGTCGTCTTCCGGGGGGGCATAAGTTATTCGTCAATTGGGTTGTTCCAATTGGTAGAGACAACCGTCTTTCGGACGCCGTAGGTCTGCGGGTCGAGGCGGCTCAGGGCGAACATGGCCTCAGACAGGCGCTCCTTCGCGGGCATGGTCACGGCCTTCGAGGCCGACGAGCCGCTATCCGAGTAGCTCGTAAGCACCTTGCCCGAGGTGATATCCGCCAAGGCCTGCGCCTTGATCGCGAGAAGTTCGTCCTCGGTCAGGCCGATGAAGATGCCAGATGCCATTTGATACTGCATGGCAAGGCAACGGGGAGCCGCTGACCCGGTTGTTCCAACCCACGCCCCACGCGCAAGTCCCGAGCCAGCGGCCTATGAACACACAAACACCCGACAACCTTGCGTCAAGCGGCATCCACCGCCTCGGTCGGCCCGGACTCGCCGCGGCTTCCGATGCCCCACCGCACCGCCCCCAGAAGGCATAGCAGTTCGCAGTCCCAGGCATGGTTATCCTTCTTGCCCTGCGGGAGAATCCACATCGGCTTGCCCGTCCGCTTGTCCTTCACGCGAACCTCCGCCGCCATCATCTCGATATAAAACGGGTCAGCGTTGCGGGGGAACGTGTGCAGCCGTTTGACCCTCATGCCGTGAAGCAAGTCCTTGCCCTGAAGGTTCGACCAGGACACGAGCACGGCGGGCTGACCGTTCAGCCCCGGGACTTGGATGCGCTGCTTCTCGGAATAGAAGCGCCGCGTCGTCTTCCCGTCCCGATCGGTGACCGCGAAGTCCTCGTTGCCCGAACCGCGGGCACACTTCCAGCCTCGCCGAGCCGTCTCGGCGTAGACCATGGACGTCTGGTCGCCCGCGTCGACGAACACCATCGCCTTGTGGACGGCGGCCTTGCGGGCCATCTCCTCGACGCCGCCCCACGTCTCGACCTTGCCGAAGGCATACAGGCGGCTATGCCCGGACTTCGCCCAGCTGCGGATGACCACCCAGAAGTGACCGCGCTGGACGTCGACGCCCATCGTGCGGAACGGGATGCTCCCGTTCGGCGCTTCCTTCGCGTCGACCACCTTGCCCTTGCCGGTGATGTAGGCCTCCGCCTCCCACGCGTCGCCGAGGTTGTACTCGCTCGCCGATGCGTCCGCGACGATCTCGCCGCCCTCCTCCTGCCATGCCATCGCCAGCCGCTTCTGCTTGAAGATGCGCCGCGGCTCGTTGTCGCCGTAGACGTCCGCCGCCTCCTTGGCCTTGAGCATCATCACGCCCAACTCGCCCCAGGACATCGTCGCGAGGCTGTTCCAATGCAGACCGACCTTGCCGTGGTACGCCATAGGATTTGTAGCCACAAACTCGCCGCGGGCGTTCGCCTCGGTTCGCGTCCCGGCGTTGTCGTCCAACAATGTATGACAGCCCGCACACTCGTACTTCGTGCCGTCGGCGACCGCATTCAAATCCCACGTCCCGCTCGCCTTCGCCTCCTCTGGGAAACGGATGAACTCCCATAGCCAGGGCTGAAGGTGATCGCATTTAGGACAGCGGAAGTTCCAGTCCCGTTGGTCGGTCGTCTCGTGCAGCGCATGGAACTCGCCACCCTTGCCGCCCAACGTCCCGCCCTGCGTCATGAACACACGCTTCCCCATCCAGCCGAACGCCGTCACGCGGGCGCTCGCCTCCTGCAAATGCCCGGGAGGCCACAGCCAACACTCGTCGCCGATGATGTAGCGGATGGACAGGCGCTGAAGGTTCGCCTCGTTCCATGCCCCGCGGCAGTACAGAGGGAAGCGGTCAAAGTCGATGGTCGTCGAGCGCTCCATGTCGTCCTCCTTCATGCGGGCCAGCACCGGCGGGCAGTTCTTGAACACGGGCCGAAGGTAACGCAGGGCGAAGTCCTTCGCCTCGGGGTCGGTAGCCTGGAGCAACAGCGTCGGGCCG